ATTGTTTTGGAAAAGTACTGGGAATGGAGTGAAAATCCTCCCCACACCCCTGAAGAATTTCACGAGTTGCAGTTCCAAGAGCTGATAGACCGGATCAACCGCAAACCGTTCGATAGTGAAGCTGCCGACCGTGGCACAGCTTTCAATGAAATCATTGATTGCATGGTTGAGAATCGAAAGTCAGAATCTATGCAGATTGAAAGTGTTAAACAAAAATTCGTAAATACAATTTGTAATAAACCATTTGGGTTTAATTGCAGAAATACCCATTGTGAGAATTGCTCCTTTTACAAAGAAGAAGAGCGTGAAAAGGTAATCTCAATAAAAGCAATTTATAACAATCGTGAGTTTGTATTCCCTATTTCTCTTTGCCGTGAGTTTGCTGATTATTTCAAAGGTGCATTAACACAGCAGAGGGTAGAAGCAATCCTACCGACCGCATACGGCAATGTGTTAGTTTACGGTCTAATTGATGAACTGATGCCTACCAGTGTTCATGACATCAAGACAACCGGCAGTTACACTGTAGGAAAATTCAAAGACCATCACCAGCATTTGGTTTATCCATACGCCCTGATGCAGAACGGGTCAGATGTGCGAACGTTTGAGTACAATATCGTAGAGTTTAACAAGGGCGGTTATGTGGTAGATACCTATACGGAAACATACGTTTTCAACCCGGAACGTGACATACCTATTCTTACTAATCATTGTGAGGAATTTATCCGGTTCTTGGAAGAAAACAAAAGTTTGATCACTGATAAAAAAATATTTGGAGGAGAAAATTAATGGCAAATCAAATAACTGGAAGAATAATCGAAATCGGGCAAACCGTTCAAATTCCATCGAAAAACGGTGGTTCCTCATTTACTAAACGGGAATTTATTTTAGATGCTACCACTTATGATCCTTATACAGGTGAGCGTAGCGAGTATGAGAATGTTATTCCCTTAGAGTTTTCAGGAGATAAATGTGCTGATCTTGACCGTTTTAGTCAAGGTGATGTTGTTACCGTGTCATTCGTACTACAAGGACGTTCTTGGACGAATCAAGATGGAGAACTTAAGCGTATGGCTTCTATTCGGTGCTATAAAATAGAGGCACGTGGCACTGCTACTCAATCGCCACAGGGTGCATCGGTACAACAACCGGCACCACAACCGAATTATCAGCAACAACCGCAGAACTTTCCACCTACGGTTGATGCAAATGGTAATGCAAAGGATGACCAACTTCCTTTTTAATTTCTAAATGTATGGAAACGAAGAAGTGCTTTAAATGCGGTATCATTAAACCTTTGTCAGATTTTTATCGTCATTCCCAAATGGCTGATGGTCATTTAAACAAATGCAAAGAGTGTACCAAAATGGAGGCTAAAGACAGGTATAATACTCTTTCTTTAGATGAAAGATGGATGCAAAAAGAAAGGGAAAGGAGCCGAGAAAAATTCAAACGATTGGGATATAATGGAGCTTTTCGCCAGATAAGGTCTGTATGCCATTAGAGGCAAATATTTCCCGACGATTAAGAGTTAGGGGATATGATACAAAAGGGAAAGAAGCCCATCATTGGAACTATAATTTTCCTTATTCAATATTCCTTTTAACGCGAAAAGCCCATAGGTGCATTCATCGGTATATTGAAGTCAACTATTCTGATAAATATTGCTATACATTGGATGGGGTAAAGATAGATACAGAAGAAAAGGCCGTGTCTATCTTTTCTTCTATATTAAGGAATAATGGCTTAAATGAGGAATTAGTATTATTGAATATCTAAATTTATGCTATTCGACTTGAAGAATGAATATCAGATACCCAAGTTTAAAGAGTATGTAAACAAGCTGTTTAAAGAGCGTGCGGTGGTAGAGGTGAAGAAGAAGCTACCCAACCGCACACTTGCCCAAAATTCTTATTTGCATCTTCTTTTAGGGTATTTCGGTAGTGAATACGGTTGCAGCCTTGATGAAGTTAAGATTGATTTTTATAAGAGGACTTGCAACCGTGATTTATTTGAGAGAAAGACGATCAACAAGAAAGGTCAAGAAGTAACCTATTTGCGCAGTTCTGCCGAACTGACAACAGGTGAGATGACCTTATCTATTGATCGTTTTCGTAATTGGAGTGCAGCGCAAGCAGGCATTTATCTGCCTGCCGAAAATGAACATCAAATGCTGATTTATGCTCAGCAAGAGATTGAAAGAAACAAAGAATTTGTATAATTCCAAATAACAGCTATTTGGAAGTTTTGAAATAAAAGTTATGCGAAATGCGTAGAACTAAAGTAATCCATATCTACCTGATCTTCGAGAAGCGGAACTATTATTTCAGTTCGGTAACGGGTATATTTCGCCATTTGTCCGAGGATCAGATAGGAATTAAGTAAAGTACATTATCTCACAATACGGAGAATACTATCGTCACTGGTAGGGCTATAATCCGTAAGAGCGAGCTGTTGAGATAGCTTTGTTAACCTTTTTACCCCAGCCTGCTTGTCTGTGAAGATTGGCGGGCGAACATGGGGAGGTATTCTCAATGGTAAAGAGAGCATAAAGAAAGCGTACGAAGTGCTTTATGTATTGCAAATGCAATTATTTAGGTTCGACTCCTAAACTGCCCCACATGAAAATAACAATCACCAAATAAGAATACCAGACGATAGTCCGGTGCTTGAAAACGTCAGAAATCCTCATTAGAGGGTACAATTTGAGAGATGAAGATATGATTCGTAAAACTAGAAAGAAACTCCAAAGGAGTAAGGAGAAAGGTTGCCATGACATTCGAAGAAATGAAAGCCCAGTACTGCGGTAAAAACATCCGCAAGAAGCCAAAACATGAAGAGGATGATTTGCAAAGAGCTTGTGTTTGCTGGTTCGATTTACAATATCCTCAATATAGGCTAAGGTTGCATCATTCTCCTAATGGCGGTAAACGGAATGCTATCGAAGCTGCAAAGTTTAAACAGATGGGAGTACGTGCCGGTTTCCCTGACTTACTTCTGTTGATCCCTAACAAGTATTATCCTTTTATGGGAATTGAATTAAAGACTAAGACAGGAAGACAAAGCGACCACCAAAAAGCCTATCAAAAGGAATTTGATAGTATAGGAGCGAAGTATGTTGTCTGCCGGTCTTTGGAGGAATTTATAGAAGTTGTGAATGGTTACTTAGCAGAAAAATAAGATTTTCATTTGGTATTTTGAAATTTGAGTGTATCTTTGCGGTGAACACGCCAAGTTCATGTATTAGACATTATTTGTAGTAGCTATTTTTGTGGCTATGCTTTGCGTTTATATTGCAAGATATAGGGGCTATCACTCACATGAGTTACTACAATTATGTAATAACTTGGACTTGGCGGTTCGTGAGGCGATAGCCTTTCTTATTTTAATAACTCAAATTTCATCACATGCCAAGTCCAATGAAATTGAGTAGCAATCGAAGTATAGTAAATTGTAGACTCACGTCTGCACACGACACGTGCATCTTATCATTATCTTCTTCAACCGAAGAAATCAAACGTTATTTCAAAACTATTCTGGCTATTTCCAAAATGGAAATAACCTATCCTGTAAACCTTGATAGTTGCTGGATGTTGTGCTATTCAGCAAAAGATAAGGCTGTACGAGCTTTAAAAGAAAATTTCATAGAAGGCGTTGATTATCAGCCGCTCGCCCAAAATGGTGAGCGAACGAGAGGCGGGCAAAATAAGATTGACTACTATCTCTCCGTCTCCTGCCTTGAATACTTCATCGCCCGCAAGGTTCGTCCTGTATTTGATGTGTATCGTGAAGTGTTCCACAAGACAGCCGAAGTACTACCCAAAGTAGCCAAGTCAAGCGCAGCAGACAAACGAAGAATAGCGGCTCTTGAAAAAGAGCTTGAACGAACAAGGGAAACGCTCCGATGGACTAGAATAATCGAGCGACAGGAAGTAGAGCTAAAGTGTTCATGTTTCCATTATCTCGTTAAAACGAAACAGTACGATAAATGGGAAGAATATAGAAGAACAGGGATAATTAAAAGATAATAGCCATGATTGAAATATTAATCGTGCTTGGTAGCCTATATGTGGGCTACCTCACTTTCCGCAAAAAGGGAGAGAAGTTTTTCTACCAAAGTAAAATCTAAAAATTTAATTATATGAAGACAAATCAAATTATGGTTCGTCCGATGGGAGAGTTTAAGGTAACTCAACGAACAAAGGATGGGTATTTCTGCGCAACTTCATTACTAAAACAATGGAATAGTTCTACCGGAATGAAGAAAGAAGTTAAAGACTATCTTGAAAACCACTCTACGTCAGAATTGATAACTACAATTAAAGAACGTGAGAATTTTACATCGGGGAATTCCCCCTATCTAAAATCGAAGGCGTCACGTGGGGAAAATGCAGGTACATGGATGCACCCAATTCTTTTTATAGATTTTGCTATGTGGATAAATCCATCATTTAAATATGATGTGATTAAGTTTGTTTACGAC